AATCAGTCAATAATTCTTTATCAATTAATCGTGCTATACTTTGCTCAACTTTATAAAATTCACTTTGAGTAACATTAACCAATTCGTTAATAGACATGCTTGGGTTGCCTTTTAAAGCATTTAAAACAGCATTGTCTAACTCTTGCACTGTTATGATTAAAGCATCGGCAAACTTCATTATTTGCCTTTCGTATTTTAATGCTTCATTTGAGTTCCTAACTCGTTCTCTTTTTAAAACTATGTAAGTTGATGGATCTTCTACTCTGCCACATTGTGATAATTCCATTAACACGCTATCAACTTCACTACTCATCTTAACCTCAATACCTAATATCTTTTTAGCTTGCGTTTCATCAATTCCGTAAGCAGTTAATCTGGTTACTGCTAAATGTTCATTTATTTTACCTTTGCTGTAATCTCTTACTATTCGGTACATATCGGCATTGTCAGCAGCGCTTAAGCCTGTTAAATTATCGTTTGTAATTGTTGCAGTAATAGGCAAAGGCTGTCCATTTATATCGGTAGGGATAGCAACCAATGGCTCATATCCTTTTAACTTTCTGCGTTCGTCTTGCGTTAAATCCGCATCGTTGCTTAAATCAATACTACTTAAACTAATAGGCTCAAACATCATTTCTAAATATTCACCAGTTTTTAAAAAAGATAAATAAGATAAAAACTCTAATAAATCAATTTGCCTAGGCTCAACATATCCATTAATAAATTGTTTTTCTAAAAATGGTAAATCGGCACTTGAAGATAAAAACCCATCATCAAATTTTATATTAAATAATTCGGGCGCCATTTCGTGACCTGCAAATATTTTTTTCATCGCACGCTTTGAAGTAAACGCAAATTTTTCTGCTAAATCATTTACCGATACATCAACTACTTCGGGTGCTTTGTCATCACGATCAGAATGCGTAATCATTAAACTTTCTCCATTCTCGCCTGTATAAGTGCCTTTAAATGCACGTTCAATAGAATGAATCATGTCATCTGTCGGCTGTCCGTTGTAGAAGTTTATTATCTTTCCCACAGAGAAACCCGAAGAGCAGTAATTCTTATTGAACGTACTTATATCAATATCCGTATTAATATCGTTTACTATACTTTGATATTGAGCAGTTGGATAAACGCTTTCTAGCTTACTCGCGCTTGCTGTGTAATATTTAAAGTCAATAAAGAATGTGCCAGCAGTTCCGTTGTTTTCAAATTTATAGATTGTTTTAATATCTTTGCTTTGAGTATTTCTATTCCAATTTTTACTGAAATACAATTTAGTTTCACACTCTGAAATTCTACAATTTGCAGAATTCAAAAAATAAAATTCAATCGGTTGACCTTGTAAATTTGTAATTACTTCTACATAAACACCATTAAATAATTCAGTGTTTGTAGTAAGTTTTTTACCGCATTGGTTTAAACTTTCTTTACGATTAAAATTGTCAACAAATGTTTGTACTTTAATTGTATCAACTTCATTAACCGCCTTAATTCCTTTGCCAAAAATATAACGGCTTTTACGATTAACAATGGCTCTATGTTCAGGATGCTCGTTAAATAAACGTACCAACTCTTGCGGATATAAATTATCCTTACCATACTTAACATAACCTTTTGTGTCTTCACTAAATACCAATTTAGGCATCGCCTTAAAGGTCATCATATGCTTATTGTCAATATACTGAAATTTAACCGCCATATACTATTGTGTTATTTTGATTGCCTGTGTAAACTGGGTATGTACTCATTTGAGAAACTACATTTAGTTTACCTTTATCTATTAAATTTAAAGCTAACAATGGATTTAAGTTTGTTGTACTTGCCTGCTCATAAACATTGTATTTATAAAAGCCGCTCAACTCTAAACTAAAAGTACCATTCAATAAATTTTCAGTTACATTTTCTATAAAATCAAATTCATTATATCTTAATTTATTCGCACTTATATCCGCTGCAATAAAACATTTTACTGCATTACTCATATCATTAGTAACCTCAAATAAATACTTGGCATTCGTTAAAGTAGTCTTTTCGCTAAGCGTTAAAATTACTTTGTTAGTTGTATTTTTATTAATTAATATCACTAATATAATATAGTATTTTTTTAAACTTTTACAAAAATAAAAAAAAGGTAACCGATTAGATTACCTTTTTATAAAATATTAATTAGTTATTTATTATACTAATAAAGCAGCTATGATAGCAGTATCAACTTTTACAGCAGGCACGTTTGAACGACCTTTGATAGTTAATGTACTTCCTTGAAAGTCACCCATTGCAGTACCTGATTCAAACGCTGAATCGATTGCAGTTGAACCGAAAGTACGTCCTAACATCCAATATTCGCCGTTATACATTTTAGCAATTAATACAACTTTGTTGCTTAATAAAGTATCTAATTCTTGTTGATCTAAAGTATTTAAACCATTCGTTTTAATAGTACAAGACCAGTCATAAGCCTTCGTACCATTTGCGTTAGTTCCCGCACCTGTGTAAGACCACATTGATTGCTCAGTTTCCTGAGCGTAAGTTTTCCATGCAAGTGTTTTAGTAATTGCAGTTACTACATTCGCTGTAAGCGTTGTAGTTAGTACGTTTGCAAAAGGAGTAACTAACCACGATTCCACACCAGCAGTTGTTAAGCAGTCTTTTAAAACGTAATTTTGAGTTAATGGACAAGGCATCTTTTTATAATTTTATAATGTTTAAAAATAAAGTGGTTACAATTTGCAACCACTTTTTTAATTTATTTATCCTACGTATAAAGTATTAAATCTTTGGTTAGTAACGTGAGCAAAGATTGTAAACACTACATCGTAAAAATAGTCTTTACGTGGTTGAGGAAACTTATCAATAACAACCATGTTTAAGTCTTCCATTAAATCCGTACACCATTTGATTGATGAAGGAACCGCCACTAGCATAGTGTTTTCAGCGATTGGCACGAATTTAATTTCTACACCTAAGTAGTAATATTTATCTGCAACCATGTCAACGCTAAATACATCTCTGTATGTCAAGTTTACGTTTGCAATATTGATTAATTGTTTGTGAGAACGTGGAGCGTAGATGTATGCTTTTTCATCCGAAGCAGATAAAGTTTCAGCAACGATACCAGCGTATAATAATTGGTATTGTGCAACGATTGTACCAGCAGTGATTGCAGCAGTACCTACTACTTTAATACGACCACCAACAGCAGCGTTATTATAAATTGCACGTGTAATAACTGAATCAAATAATGTAGTTGGCATTGCAGCTACTAAAGTTTTTTCAGCAGCACCAACAGATGTATTTGCGGTTCCAGCAGTTAAAGCAGCAACAGCTGTTTTAGTTGCAGAAGTAGCACCATTCCAAAATTTAGTTTCAGCGTCAGCAGAGATTGACTTTGCTACACCGTTTAAAACCATTTTAGCGAACTCGTCAGATACATCATTCCAAGCACCTGGCTTCATATCACGATTAAAACGTGAAGTACGTAAATCGTTTGGAGTGAATGCGTCTAAATACTCAACTTTAACAGGAGTAATTAATACATCATTAATTCCGATAGTTCCTGAAGCAGAAGGATTAACTGCCCAGTTTTGCATTACGACACTGTTCACATTTTCCGAAAATATGGTGCCTGCTTTAATGCCTGTTTCAAAAGATACTAAGCCCTCGCTAATTGTTTTGTTTTCAAAGATAATTTCAGAGATTACTGGATCTGCAGCTACTCCGTTTATCGTTACTAATTGTGAATAAGATATTGCCATTTTGTTTTTTGTTTTTTATTTGTTAATTTATAATTTATTATTTTTTATCCTACGAACTTATTTTGTTTTCTCAATTTGAATAATTCCAAAGGAGTTAGTTCGTTATAGTTTTTTTCTGTTTTAGTGTTTGCTTCTAAATTCAACGCTACTGAATTTTTATCCATTGCATCGATAGCAGATAAAGCAACCGATAAACCTTTTTTAGTTTCAGTTAATTCAGCTTCTAAAGTAGTTTGTTTACTAGAGTAAACTTTCTCTAATGCTTCTAAACGGCTTAAAATAGCTTTCATTTCGTCTTCTAATGGCTTAGCTTGACTTTCAATTTCTACTTCTGCTTCTTTAGGCATAATTTCAGTAATTAAACCAGCAACACAAGTAATCATAGTTCCGTCTGCTAATTCATAAGTACCCTCTGCAGGCATAGACATTCCGTCTGCACCAACAAACGATGCCATTGCACCAACTTCCATTTTATCAACTGAAAGCATAGTGCCATCAATTAACGCAACATCTTCTAATTTAACAACCTCAGTTTCTACTTTAGTTGCAGGCAATTCAATACCTAATTTTAATAATGCTGATTTTAAAGCATCTTTGGTTTCTTTTGATAACATATTTAATTTTATTTAAGTTTCGTTATAATAATATAGTATTTTTTTTAGTTTTTACAAAATATTTTTAATGATGGCTTCGATTTCATTTTGATCTAATTCAATCTCTTGTTCTAAGTCAAAGAAACCCTCTAAACTAACACCTTTAACTTCACCGCTTTTTACTCTTTTCCAAATGTCATCGTTATTAATTTTCATACTACAAAAGATAGTGCCATCGGGTAGGTCAAACGCTTCGGGCTGTTTAATACCACGACTAGCATCACTAATAAATACTTCAAATACAAATACACCTTTGCTTAAATCGGTTGTATCGTGGGTTAATTTCACTTTACGTTGGTTGCCATCTAGCATATACTTTTGTAATATTTGCATATTAGTTTCTTTTTTATACACTACATAAAATTCTTTGTCATCAACTTTACGATATATCGGTAAGTCTGCAACAATTACAGGTGCTGTGATTATACGCTGCTCTTCCTGTATTGCAAATTTAAACTCATAAGGTTTCTGCTCGCTAAACATAAGCCACGAAGTCATCATGGCAGGATCTAAGACCATTGCCAGATTTTGTATTCCTTGTTCTTTTAATTCTAAGCCACTTAAATCTTCGTTAATCGTAGCATAGTAAATTGGTAATTTATTTTCCATTTGTTTTTATTTATTAAAATGTTGATTGTTGTTCTAATACTGATACTCTATTTGTTTTATTTGCAATTTCATCAACTCCAACGGTTGCAGTAACGTTAATTGTTGGTTGCTTAAAATCTAAGTTTTTACCATTTTCGTCAAATGAAGTTGTTTGATTTGTATTGTTAGCAGAAGTTGCTATTGTTGGGGGTGCGGGTATTGAGGGCATAGGGGCAGAACCACCGCCGCCGCCAGCCGAAGCATTACCGCCCTCAAATTTAGTGGATGCTATCTTTGCAACCGAAGTCGCTGCTAATGCTATTTGAGTTCCAATTCTTAATGCAGTTGCAACCCCTAATGTAAAATCGGGAACTGTTGTTATTGCTAAAACACCTTGTATTCCATTCATTATAGCACCTGCGATTTGAAAAGCTTTATTTAATTCAAATTGTTTTTTTAATATAGCCTCCTCTTCCTTACTTCCTTTTTTTACATTTGCTAATTTATTTTTAAATGCAATATCAGTTACCGCTTGTATTGAATCTAATCCTTGTTTTGTAGCTTCAAAAATAGCATTCATTAATTCCATTTGAGCAGTATGTGCTTTAGCATCTGCCGCTATTTTATCCGCTGCTGCTTTATCATCTAATGCCTTTTTATCGGCTGCCGCTTTCTCATCCGCTGCTTTTTTGTCTGCCGCAGCTTTTTCATCGGCTGCTTTTTTTTCTGCTGCAATTCTATCTTCTTCTGCCTTTCTTTTAGCCGCTCCGTCTGCATTTATTTTAGCTAAGTTATTTTCAAATAAAATAGCTTGCGCTTCCTTCTCTTGCCTTTTTAATTCTTCACTTTCTTTGCCAGCTTCTATATCTTTAATTCTTCGCTCATTATCTAAAACTTCCTTTGCAAAAGCCCTTAATTCTTCATCTTTAATAGCTGCTATTTTTGCATCTTCAATAGCTTTAATTGCAGCTAAGTTTGCTGCTGTTATTTCTTTTAATGATTCATCGGATGTCTTTTCAGCATCTTCATCAATCTTTTTTATTGATAATTGAAAACCTGCTCTTTTTTCTTTTAAATCTTTTAATAATTGGATTTGAGCATCTAATTCTTTTTTTCTTTTCTCTTCATTTTCTTTTTCATCCCCTAAAGCAGCATCGGTTACTGTTGCTCTAAACGCATCACCAAGACCGAAGTTTTTACCAAGTGCTTTGCCAGCTAAATCAAGCGCACCTAAAGCTATTGACATCGGCGCAGTAATCATGGTAATCAAACCTTGTAAAATAGCTTTATTTCTTTTTTCAGCTTCTACCTGCCCGATTTGAGTTTGAATAGTGCTTAGTAAAGCAACTTCCGCTTTTTCATACTCAACGTCTAATTGTTTTACTTTTAGTTCTAATATTTCTCTTTCGCTAAGCCCTTGTAATTTTAAACTATTGGTTGATGCATCTAATGCTTTTGACCTCTCTTGTTCAACTGCTAAATTCTCAGCAGCGGCTGCATTAAGTTTTTTTTGCTCGCTACTAACCCCATCAATAGCACCTTTAATGTCATCCCAATAAGCAATGATAGTTCCTAACAATACAACCAAAGCACCGATACCAGTTGCAATCAAAGCACCCTTAACACCTTGTAAAGCTGTTTTTGCACCTTGCCCAAACATAACAAAACCCTGTTTGGCTTGCATTAAACCATCCTTAACTTTAGCGAAATCAAGTTCTAATAAACCATCTTTAACACTTGTTAAACCACCGCTTAACATTTGGAAGCCCTCCGCTGATTTTGTTGCAGCGCCGCCCTCTAATGACTGATTAACTTGCTCAATCTTTTTATTTAATAAAGCGGCTTCGTTTGCTAAATCTCTAAACTCCTTTGTGTTTTGTTTGCCTTGCCCTGCTAATAAAAACAATTCATCTTCTAATTTTTCAAACTGCTTTCTTAAGTCACCCGTTTCTTTAGCGGCTTCCTTTTGTGATTCAGCCATGTCTTCCATAGCTTGCGCTGCTTGCTTTTCGGTTTGAGTAACCTCTTTTAATTTATCATTAAGTTTCTCAATATTTTCAATAGCGTTTTTATATTGGTCGCTACCTAAATCGGCATTTTCAGCTTCATCTTGCAAAGACTTAATTGCACTTTTTAAATCCTTAACCGATTTAATGCTTTGCTCAACTCCGTCAATTTCTAATTTAAACGCTATGTCTTTATTTTCTGCCATTTTCTATTGCCTTAATTAAATCGTTATTACCGCTCGCGGCTATATTTAAACTTAAATGAATACAAGCTATTCCATCAATGATTAGTTGACTGGGCTTGTCATTCATAAGTGATTCTAAGTATTCTATTTTATCTATCATGGTTAATTGTAAACTCTAATTTCTATTGATGTTCTATTTAATACGCTATCTATTGCAGCACCTGTTGAAGTTGTAAATGTTTCAATACTAATCGCATCAATATTTTTCCTTTGTATTAAAATCGTTTTAAGTGATTCCATTTGATTGCTTAATGTAATTACTTTCCTATCAGTAAAAGCATCCGTTAAAGTGCCTCTATAATCGCCAGTTGCTAATCTAGTCCAAACAATATCCCCGATTGTATTCTCTAAAATAAAGACAGTTGGTGCGCCTGTTCCTACTTGCGTAATCAATGCCACATAACTTTTATAATTCAATAACAAGCCAGTGCTATTTTCATCGGCTGTAATATTACTACCAAATACAATTAAGTTTTCGCAGCTTGCTGGAATTACAATGTTATTACCTACCGCTAAACAATTAGCACCTCTATTCTGTATATTAGTACCTACATTTAAAGAACTATTTAAACGATAATTTTGTATGTCTTGACCAGCGTTAATTCCTGTATCTTCGCTAATTAATACGCTTGTCGGAGTGAATACATCGGCATCTAATAACTTTACTAGTTCAACTTTTGTTGATGTTAATTCTAATGGATTGTAATTCTCAATTTTATTTACAATGTAATAAGCACCGTCAATAAATAATCTATTCCTAAAATTAAATAAATAAATATCTTTTTCATTAAGCCATAAATATTTAGTTACAAACTTTGCATCTTTGTCAATTAAGTTTTTTAAATAGTTTTTATGGTATCGGTTATATAAATTGTTATTAGTGAATTGTGCCTGAACGTAATTGTAATATACCTCTTTAGGAAAGTCAAATGCAAGTGAATAAGTCGGGTTAAATGGATCGTCTTCCATTCCGGCATATAAATAATCATTAGTTACTAAATCCGTTTGACCTATTTGTTTATACGTATAAGCGTTAGGGCTTGTTTTAACAGCACAATAAAGCATTCTAATGTTAGCGGCTATTGTCTTTTTATTCGTTCCGTCTAATTGATATATTCGAGGGTGAGCAATGCCCATTCCGTAGTTACCTACATTTGGAGTTGCAGAAAAAATTAACTCATTCTTTTTATCACTTTTTATAAAGTCATTTTCAACATCAATTTGCTGAGTACCATAAGTTTCGTTCCAAGTCTTTTGGTATAAGTCATTATAATAATCGGCATCACTTTTATAAGCGTAAATATATCTTTTGCCCTCTAATAAGTTTGGGTTTATACTTTGCTCTTTTGCCAAGTCTGTTTTATTTTCATAATCAACAATATCGGCATCGTAAAACTCGTCAAAGGTTTCAATAATTAAATTATTCTCATTGTCTTTATCTACATCAACGTATAAGTTGAATGCCTGAACTATTGATTTAAAAAAGTCCTTTTGTTTTATTTTAGTTGGTAGTGAATTGTTTGCTAATAACGGATTGCCCTCAACTACTTCTTTTTTAGTTACTAAGCCATAAAAAGAACATCCGTTTATTCCGCTTAATGCTTCAATTGTAAAAGTTGGATTTCCTGTTGGTGTTATTATTGTGCCAGCTGAATTATAAAATTTTTCAGTACCAGCTGCTATTATATTTAAAACCCTTGCTCTGTTATAAATAACGTCACCAGCACTAAAGAACATTTCACCCGTTGCAACTTCATTTATTGGAGTTGTAACAAATGTGTTAATTGGTATAATTGGCATACCACCAAGTCCATCAAAAGTAGCATTATTAAAAACTATATCACTTAATGGAGTTTGTCTTGTAATACCATTATAAATACCTGCACTTGTACTAAGGGACATTGACGCTACATTCGTGTCAGGGTGCGTAAACTTAATTCTATAAAGTACTTTAGAAGCTATATTATAATAACCACTTTCGTTAATTGTTACAAAGCCTGTTGTTGTATTGTTTTGTAAACCATTATCAAAAAATGGAGCAGCTTCATTATCATGTACTAAAGTTGTAACCGCACCACTTATTCCTATCTGAGTAACATTATTTATTAAACCTACATAAAATTGTTGGTTTTGTAATTGCGCTTGACTTAATTCAATCTTTGTTACATTGCTATAACAATACAACTTTTTAAATTCTGCAGTATTTAAGAATGTTGATGTAAATGTTCTACCTGTTGCTGATATAATTTTACTAATATATTCGTAGATACTAAAGCAAGGTAAAAAATCCTTTACGTTCCAAATAATATCACTGCCGCCATTCGTTCCCCTATCTATTAACGGATATACATATCCTGCGCCTGTGCCTAAATAAGTTGTTCGTGACGCTATTTGTAAAGCACGTGTATAATTGTGGTTGTATATTCTAAAATCTAAATCCTCATTACTTGTTAATATACTTAAGTTAGTCCACGTTGTTGGTGTCGTTCCCGTTGCTAAAAATACACAACCATCGGTATTAATAGTGCCGCTATAAACACTTGCTACATTTGTAAAATTATCACCCGCTATAAAATCAGTTATTGTGTAATACCTGCCAACAACTAACAAGCCACTTGTTGCAGTTACTTGAGCGTTGCCTGTTATATATTTTTCTCCAATATCAACAAACAAAGAACCGCCTGCGCCAATAATTGAGCATTCATAAACAATAGAATTATCAGGGTTAATGTTTATTTTAATCAGTTGTAAGTCACCGCTGAAATTTTCAATCTCATTTACGATATACCTAACTGGTGTCTTTAAATTCTTATTAAAGTATTGCGTTGCTACATTAACACTAAAGATATTCTCAAATAGTTTATTAATTTCGTTAGTGCCATTTAGATTAATGGTTTTACTAAAAGATGCTTTACGTTGGTCGGGGTTTCTTACATCTGCTAAATTGTAATTTAAGCTAACAGGAATATTTACCGCAATAGGATATTTATCGAATTTATCTAAACCATTCCTACCTTTTAATTCTAATCGTGTTACTACTGCCATAATTATATACCTCTTTGTCTAGTTTCCATTGTATCGAATGTGCAAGTAACACTATAATTAAATAGTGATTCATTGTCTAGTTTATATTCCTCATAACTATTATTCGTTATTGTTACTGGTCTGTATTCCGTTCCATCCCACAAATAAACAATAGGGCTGCTAAATAAATCATTTAATTGAGTGCTTTGCGTTTCAGTTATCCAATCAGTATTTAAAGTGATAGTTGAATCAATCATAGTGCTAATATTATGCACCTCTCTATCGTAACTATTGGATGTGTAATTAAAACTAGCGTTTAAAAAATCTTTTTGTAAAGTAACCGAATTAACTTTTTTATTAAAATTTGTTTTGCTTAATTTCTCGAAGTGAAAGAATAAGATATTGCCATCTCTATCTAAATAATATAAGACGTAATCTTTATATTTTGTGCAAAGTTCAACAATTGTTTTTTGCACGAATGCAATAGTAGTGCTTGAGTTTCTAAATTTTACACTTATTATGTCGCCTATTTGTGGGGTTGTAGCAGTAAACATTGCGCTATTTATACGCATTACAAATGTATTGTAAGCAGTTGATGTTGGCAAAGCTGCTATTGTTACCGTACCAATAAAAGTATTAACTCTAATTAATTGAATTAAAATATTATCAATTGGCGTTGTTGTACTATTTATAAAATGTAAATAAAAATCCTGCCCTAACATTAATCTGTTATCGGGTGTTATTGTGTCTGTTGTTTTTGATAGGAATAACTTGCCCGCTGTTTGATTAAATAAATAATCGTTATAGTTATAATTTGCAAAAGATTTGTCATTTAAGCAGCCGTCAAAAGCATTGTAATTAATAGTTACTTTATTTGCTGTTTGTAAAACTCCTGAATAAAATTCGGTTATAATTAATTTAACTGCTACCGATTTATTAGTAGCTACTTGTATCGGGCTTGCTAAACTTAAAACAGGGTTAAAGAAATGCTGGATGTAATTCTTCACCCATTGTTGAGCATCAAATACTAAATATCCATCTGGTCTTTGTAATATATTTTCAGTATAGATTTGACCGCTTGTATTAACCTCAACAGTAACAACGTATTTAAAGTCTGCAATAGCTATTTGATTAGATATAGCAGTTACATATTGCTTATTATATGCAGGTGTTAATACCTGTGGTTGCTGTGTTATTGTTAGTGCCATTATTTCTTTGTTGCTTGTTGAATGTCTATTATTATTTCGGTATTTATTAGCTTTGCTATTTTACTTTGTAATTCCTCTATACGTCCGTCTTTAATTACTTCGTCAAAGAAATGCGTTGGCTCTAATGATTTCTTTTTTAACTTTCGTGCTATCAAAAATGCAGCTGTTTTCTTTGCCCTATCAAAAGGCATCTTTTTTAATGTCTTTAATTTTCTTTTGCTTTTTGATTTGCTTTGTTTTTCTTTACGTGCTTCTAAATCACTTACTCTTATTTTTTCAGCAAAGTCCCTTGTCCTTGACCATTCAGCTATTTTACTTTGACCAGCTGAACTAACACTGCCAGGATTACGTCCTTCATTTACAAATATCCAATAGTCATTCATAGTTAAAGTAAACAACAAACCACCATTTACATATTTAACAGGATTAGCTAATATACTTGCTTCTAACCTACTTGTTAATTTCTTTACGCTTTTGTCTTTATATTTACTTTTAGCTAAAGTTCTTGCAGCCCTTTCCTCTAACCTCTTTTTTAAGTTGCTTTTTAAATCAACGGTTATATCTTTACCGAATTCACTAAGTAGTGCTATTATCTCTTTATCTATTGCCATTTAATGCTATCTCAAATTTGCCTTTATCTTTTAAGTAGGCTAACTTATTGTAAAATCTTAATACATTCCATTCGTAAATATTATCCTCATTTAAACCGCTGTCCTCTATGCAGAGGCTGACGGAATATTCCCACCCCCACTGCTCAAAAAAGTCTGAAATTCGGAATCTGCCTGGACTTCCGTCATCAACTCTTGTATCACTTTGTCCGCTTGCTGCAAACAATCCTCTATAATCTCGCTGTAACTTTTCAAACAATTTGAATAAAAAAAAACAGCCCCAAGTGTATCTTTTAACTTTGATTTCTTAAAATACTCTACGTTCCGAAAATGATTATCACTATTGTAAACCCACCCCTTAATTGTAAATTCGTGGTGGCATATTGCCATTAATTCAGGTAAACATTTAATATAATCGTTACCATTGTTTTTAAGAATAGTTGTAAAGTCTTTTTGTTGTGCCGTTGTATATTCGTGTATTTCTTTAATGTACCTAAATTTGTGAAAGCCAAAACGTACCGACTTTGCAACTGGGAACTGATTGATAGGATTGATTAAGAAAGCAGCACCCAAAAGCATATCGTAAACCTTAGTAGGTGATAGGCTTTCTATGTAGTCAATTGACTTACCTGTTAAAATAGATAGTCTTTTGCAAGCCATATCCAATTTATCTAGTTTCTCTGACTTAAGCAACTCCAATTGTTGAAACTGATCAACTGTTAAATCTTCGTATCGTTTAGGTATTTGCATCATAATAATATAGTATTTTATTTGTTTTTTACGTTTATTGAATAAAGAAAGTTGATTTCTTAAGTCGGTTAAGTGCCACGTATCTAATTGCATCAATAGCGTGATTATAATTATCAATAGGTTGCGAGGTGTGTTTTCCGTCGTTATCAGTCACCCATTTATAGTTCCTTAGTTCCTTTATCAAATTAATACTAGACTTCGTTACATTCAATTTAAACGCTTGTAAAGTATCTATTGAATTACGAATACTATCCGCTCCTTTTTTAGCACCCTCAATTCTAAATTGCGCCCGTCTTAAATCCTCGATGCTTTTAGGCTCGGCACTATCTGCCACTATCATTTCATGTGACTTTATTCCCAATTCTTTTAACCTAGTTATTAAATCGCTGTTTGTTAATTTAGTTTGATATATCAATTCGTTTATGTAAAGTTCACCGTTGTATCTATAAACTGCAATTAATGTAGATGGATCATTTGTAAAACCAAAGTCCATTCCATAAGCTATAAACTCGGCTTCATTTGGAACGCTATCACATTGCGCCCAATTTTCAAAGACGGTGCCTTGTAAACTACCTATATTCCCTAAGCCATAAACGCTCCACCAATTAGCCCAGTAAGTTGATGTTAGTGCTTTCTCCTTTGCTTTCTCAATTTCTTTAACTATTGATAAATCCAACGCTTCATTATCTTTGTAAGTTAAAACAACAAAGTCGGTATCACTATCATTAATCAATTCGGTATCAACCCAAAATTCAGAAACGGGGTTATAATCTAAATAAATAAAGCGGCGTGTTCTAATTGCTAATTGATAGTAAGCCTCCCAAGTTATATTATTGCACTCATTTACAAATAACACATCACGCCTTGCCCCTCTTAATTTACTTTCTGCATCTGCACTAAAAAATTCAATATAGGCACCATTGCTAAACGTATAAACCAAACTACTTTTATTAAAGTTCTCTGGCTCATACATTCCTATCATATCCATAATTTTAAGAAAGTCACGTAATGCACCCCTCTTTAAATGTGGTATGGTTTCAGCAACTATTGATATTTCAGCAAGTGGATTTTTAACAGCATAATCAATTAAGAAAGGAACTATTGTAAATGTTTTACTTGCAGAAGTTCCACCCCTTACTACCCTTACTCGTTTATTAAGTTTAGATATTTTCGCTTGGGCTGTCGTTCGTTGTAACATTAATGTCTATTCCGTTAAAGATAGGTTTCTCGGTTATTAATTGGTTAATCGTTTGGCTAGGTACACCATGCACCCTACTGATTAAAGTTTCAAGGCTGTACAAAGTTCCCTTCTCTAAAGATTTACGCATAGCATTTGCAATGGTACGTTCTAAGATAGTAGCGTGTTCGTCTTTAAATATATCGGCTAATTCGTTTAAAGTCATAGCCATCATATTTTCAATGGTTTGGTTTATATCCTGTTTGTTATAACCCATGTCTTTTAATTGACAAACGAATTTTCGAGGGCGTCCGTTTGGGTTGCCGCTTTGTCCTTTTTTCCAACTAAATGGTAAAATATATTCTATGTTATCTGACATTGTGTTATTTTTTAAATTCAAAATTAAAAGTTTTAATTCCTCCTTCTCTAAAACCTCCACGTCTTGTCATATTTCCACCAGTTTTCATTTTACCCATTAATCTTGTTTGCCCTAAAAATACCCATTGTTTTTGTTTAATCATAGCTTTATAAATTGGAACTGCTGAAAATTTAGCCATTATTCTACATTCTATTTTATTCATTAATAATTTAGAAGTTTCATTTATTAATTTAATTCCCAATCCCAATCCATTATAATCAGGATGAATTACAGTTCTATTTGAGTGAAAAATTATTTTACTTCCTTTTCTATGTGGTGTATAATTAGCAAAACATTGAAATCCTATTTGATTTTCATTATGAAACAAACCGTATAAATAAATTTTCCCACCCGGCAATAATTCACTTAAATAATGATATTTACTAAAATATTTCCATGTTTCTCGTCCAACTTCTCTAATTGTAAATTCAAGTTTTTCTCTTTCGTTAAAAAAAAAATCCTCATTTTTATGAAGTTCAAAATTTTGTTTATTACAATCTATTAACCAATCAGGGTTTACCCATTCAAGTATATCATAATGACAACTTAGTAAAATTATTTTTTTATTAAATTTTTTAGCAAATTTATATAAACATACACTCATTGCTTTTGCAACCGTTCTATCTACTACACTTGTCCATTCGTCAATACAAACAAAATCATTTTTACACATTAAATAAGCCGCTTCGGCTCTTGCTTTTTGACCGTTTGATAATGTTTTAATAGGTCTAATCCAACAAACAACTGAGTTTAATCCTATTCCATTTAATATATTAGCGCAATCTTCGTAGGAATATTTTTTTGGCAACTGTTCTAATATTGGTAAATTTTCATCTAAAGAAATATCAAATATATTTTCTCCAAATAATTTTTTAGCTAATGTAGTTTTACCGCTTCCTGATGCTCCATAAATTAAACCTATATTCCAATTATCATTTATATTAATATTATTAATTTCTAATTTATGAACTGATTTTTTTTTAACATCAATATCTAAACTATTTGCCGCTGACTGACATCTAAAAGTATTAAAAACTTCGCTATGAAGTTCAACTTTTATATTTTTTGGTATTATTGTACTATTTTGCATATCAAACCTTGTTCTATTAATTTATTATACCAACCTTCACATTCTCTTTCGTTTTCAAATTCTATGTTTAAAAACCAATTATTATTTAATTCAGGTTCTTTTTCATTTAAAATTTCCTCATCAAATTGTTTTGGTAAATCCAAACCCCAACTTTCTAATTCTAAAGAATCCCAATCATTTAACAATTGCCAATCCCATTCGCCACCGCTTACATTATCTTTTATAAGAAATTCACGTTGTTTTTCAGCTGATAAGCCACTTACTTTTATAATCGATACTTCTTTTAACCCAGCTTCTTTGCATGCCTTAAAACGCATATTTCCGCCTAATATAATCATGTCATCATTTACAACTATCGGTCTTATTTCTAACATCTCGGGAAAGTCCTTTATTGACTGTACCAACTTTGCAAACTTGTCATCCTTAATTAAACGAGGATTGTTTGGATTGAGTTTAATTTTGTTTATGTTAATTTTTTCAGTCTTCATTCCAAAAATTTATGTGTTCGTATTCGTCTTGCATTAATTCATTATATAAATAAAAGTCTTTTTTAATATTACAGAATTAAAATAATTAATCCTGAATGGTCGGTGCGGCAATCCCCTCATTAATATGTATTCCCTCATAAGTAATTGAAATCATTAAAATATTATTAGTATAAAGTATTTGCCTTTCAATCGGTTTATACTTTTTAACATTTAGTTTTAAGTTCTTTTCGCATTCCTTACCAACCCTTAATCGTTCTTTTGGGTTTGGCTCTTCTGCATAATCAAATGTATATTTAGCTTTAAACGGCATTACTTCTTTGTGCTTTTAGGTTTAACTTCCTCACTTTGATTAATATACGCTAGTATAATTTTAAAAGTATCTTTGTAGATATTTTGGCAAGTTGCACATTCAGATAGGACTTCTGCAGTTGCATCAATTGAGTTATAGGCTGCCAATACTTCCTTAACGATGTCGTTTGACTTGTTAGGGCTAATTAAATCCATCGCTACTGCATAGATAAAATCTTTGTG